CGGTCAACTATTCGCGAGTATGCCCATGGTTTTCTCAACTCTTAACTCTGCTCCTTACTAACACCACAGACTCGGACAAGTTTATTACTATGCGTGTTTTCAGTGGCTCGATCTTTTCAGACTCCACGATTTCTCATCGCTTCGGAAACTAAGGGACTGATAAATTATCAGCTATGCCTTTACCTCTAACTTTTTTCTGCTTTTTAAAGAACTCAATTAGTATTATACACAATGTGCAAACTTGTGCAACTATTTATACTTAATAGATTGCATTTATTTTAGGAATAAAAAAAGGGCTCTTCGTAGAGCCCTTTTAATATAATACTGAGTGATAAAGTGTATTACGACTTCAAACTAAGCTCCCTGTGAACCATAGATTCCACGCCAGTTAGACCAGCCAAAGCTATATCGTTCTCTAGCTTTGTATCTGATATTACCAGTTGAAAAATCTGGTTCCATGTTGGTTTCCATACCTGTTCTTTGGAACATTTTAAGCCCTTCGCCTTGATCTGTTACAGATGTAAGCAAGAAGAACGCATCTGGGTCAGTCAGATAATGATTGACAGTATAACCACCAGAAAGAACACCAGTGTTCTTAATAGCGTTAATGTCGTTGTCTGCTGTTCCAGATCTTAAAGGACTGTTCAATATTCTGTCAGCAATAAAGGTCAATTGTGGTGGAACCACAAGTTTTGAACTTTGTACTGATATTGTTAGTCCGCGATCATCTGTGAAGGTTGATATATCAATAAGTGCATCTTCTAATGAAGTTTCATTAAGGTCTGCCATTGTTGTTGCTCTGTTAGCGGCAGAACCGCCACCAGCTAGTGGATGGGATGTGTTGATTAACGACACGCCATCACCGCCAGTATAACTAGAACTAAACGCATTATTGAGTACATTAGCGCCTTTCACTTCTTTGGTGTTACCCATAGAGCGAGCCAGTGCTTTTGTATATCGTTTGCCCAGCGAATCATATAAATTATCCTCTACCGCTTCCTCGGTTAAAGCAAAAGCTAACGCAATCGTATCATGCGTATATCTTGCTGTATAACTTTCAGTAGCGTTGTCGAAATCTACACTTCCGCCTTCAGTTTTTGTTGGAGCTGAACCAAACCCAATTATTAACACTTCTTCTTCAAAGGCTTTTTGCGAGTCTTCGATAGAAAAAATTTCGGAGTATTCTTGGTTATACTGATCGTATTCCATTCCGAAAAGGCTGTTTAAACCGGGTTCCAATTCTTTAGCTAATTGTGCTCTTGAAATTGCCATGATTAATTACCTATGCTAATCCAGCACCTTTCTGCCCCATTATGTGGTTTTGAATCACACAAAGAACATTGGTGTTGGCGGATGAAACATCCGAGTTATCAGGGTCCTGTGATATATCTAACGCTTTCAGAGGTAACGTAGCGGTGGTTGCACCAGTAGTTACATCTAATTCAACATTAGATTGTCCAGAGTAAGTGTCGCCAACAGGACTGTTTTCAACTATTTCGAAATTTCCAAACAAGTCAGCTACTGGAAAAGCAGCATCAGCTTGAACTTCAAAAACAACATTAGCATCGTCAATCACATTAGCAACAATATCCGAAGCAGAAATACTGCCGGGATAATAGTTTTTGAAGACTTGTTCGCCTGTAGTGGGATCGGTATAAGAAACACCATTAAACACACCTACGATTGGAACAGTCCCAGAGGCAGCATGTCTACCGAGTACACCAGCAGTTAGCTGAGTAACCAAGTCGCCTTGGTATATCGGTGTCGTTGCGCCACTTGCTATTCTATATCGGTTTTGACCGCCAGAATAGGGTGCTCCGCCCATCATACGAACAGGTCTACATCCAAAAGGGGCATCTTTATTTGCCATTAGATTAGTCTCCTGTTAAAGAGTTACTTTTTTCCAAAAGTAACTTGAGTTTCCCTCTTAGCATCATATTTCACATATCTACCATCTCTAGCTGAGTCATTAAACATAGTGTTGTCTAACGCTTCATTAGCTTTTCGAGTTGTATCCTCATAATGGGATCTTCTCTCTTCGATAGTTTCAAGTGGAATCTTCGCTAATACGAGTCCCTCGTTATGTACTACGCCAGCTAGTCTACCTTTTTCTTTAGTCGCAAATGCCCAGCCTTCAGGTAATTCGGAGCCTTGAACAAACTCCCAACCCTCACGCAATCTATAACTTATGTTATTAGCATCTTCTTGACCAAGATACGACTCCCTTATCCATCGGTATTCATAACCTTCAGGTGGTGGGGGTGTCTCTAGTTTTCTTACTGGTCGCCAAGGTTTTCTACGAGCTAATTTATCGTGTGTCTCGGATTCACGCGTGTTTCTGGCATTGTCTACATTTTTCATGTCATCCATTATGCTGTCTCCCTTTGAGAAATTCGTTGTTTTTCTTTAGCAACTCTTTTTAACCATTCGTCTTCCGACATATTATATGGTTTGAGTCCCCGAAGACGCTCTACTTCTGACTTTGAAAAAGTCACGCCATTCTTTTTACCTTGTGTTTTTTGCCGACTTCCTACGGAAGCAGATGTGACTCTTTGCACAGTGGGTCTACCATCTTTTGTTTTGGCTTTTTTATCGCTTCCCACATTTGGGTAAACATTAAAAATTCTTGTGTCCAACTCTTCATAATAATCGCTTGAATCTGGCTCATAGCCTTCGTTGATTAAATTAAAATGAGTAAAGTAAGCATACTGGCTGGCTTCTGCATTTCTTGGGTCATCTTGATCGCCATACCAAGGATTTTTCTCGGACCAGTCTAGCGCCTCTCTTGAAGGAGCTGGTTGTTGTGGCTGTTGTTGAGCCATTTGTGGTTGAATCGGCTGTTGAGCTTGTTGTTGTTGCACAGTTTGCCTATTCTTAGCAACTCTTAGCTTTTCTTTTTGTATAGATAGATCGCTTTTAAGCGTGTCTGCCTTTGACATTAACTCAGCATCTCCAGAAGCAACTGCCTTCTTATACAGCTCATCAGCCTGTTGTTCTTTTGCTTGAACCGACTGTTCTTCGGCAATAAATAAATTCTGATTTAATTGGCTACTATGATTTCTAAGAGCCATAATTTCAGCATCTCTTTCAGCAACCATTCGCTCTGCTTGCTCTGCTCTATCTTTTTCAGCCCTGATTTGCTGATTCTTTTTGTTGATTCTTTTAGAAACTTTTTTAGTGTACTGGTCTAGCTCTTCTTCACTAGCAACCTCTGCTTGAGGAGCACTAGATGGCTCTTCAACCACACTAACTTGGATCTCTTCTTCTTGTATTTGTTCTTTCTGTTCTTCTGTCATTATAAACTCACTATATCATCTGGATTTAAGATTGTCGCTATAACTTCATCATCGTTGATGATTCTAACCTCTTCTCCATCTTCCAATTTAAACCTTGCTCCAGCATATCTTCCAATCAATACCCATTGACCTTCCTTACACCAAGGCGCTCCATATTTAGTATCACTATAGCAAAGAGGACCGCACTTGACCACATAAGCAACCACAGTCGCTAATTGTTCTTTGTCAACAGTCTCCTTTGTTAGCAGGATACCACCCTTTGTTGCTCCCTTACCACGATAAGGCAACACCAAAATCTTCCAACCAGTTGGTTGTGGCATTCGCTCTAATGATGACCCATCTATTTTTTCTGGATTAAGAACTGCGTTCTTAGGGTCAACATAAGCCGAAGCTATCTCTACTTTAGCATTTTCCATTAGCTTTCTCTATTAAAGTAATTTTTTATAAAATCTTGTATATTGTATATCTCTTCGAGCTTACCTTGCAAATATTTGTGATGTTCCATGTCGCTGAGGCTGCCACTCATATAGGTGTCTTTGATTTGTTCAAGCTCTTTATCAAGCTCTTTGTTGAGCTGTTCAGCAAAATCAATTGAGTCCATTTATTTATTGCTCGAAATCGTTTTTTTAGTGTTACCCTTTTTTAGAGGCACTTTTTTTCTTTTTCACTGCTTTTTTAATTGTCTTAGCTGCTTTCTTCACAGCCTTCTTAGCTTTTGGCTTAACTTCTTCAACAATTTTTTCTGCCACTCCAGACTCTTTAGCTATTCTAGCCATTTTCTTGGCAATCCTTGCTTCATTTTTAGCATGAGCTTCAGCTTTTTGCGTTGCTTCTTTTTCTGTATCAATAACTTCTTGTTTTCTGTCAGCTATTTTTTGTTCACGCAGTTTAATTACCGCTTCTTTTATGTAAGATGTCGTCACTTAATTTCTCCCAAATCGTTGTTCTAATTCAAGCAGCTTCAACTCTGCTTGTTGTTCTAATCTATCAAGACCCAATTGTAGCTTATCATCAGCAATTGCTTTTTGCACATCAATTCGTTCTTGTGTCATTTGTGCGTCTATTGCTTGCTCTTGTTGTTTTTGCTGTTGCTTACCAATAAACTGCTCTTGTTCCATATTGAGCTCTTTATCTTTTAGCTCTAACTCTTGTTGTCTGATAGCAACCAGTGGATCGCCTTGATCTGCTTGTCCTATCGAAGATAAGAACTGATTAGTGAGCTCCGCAAGTATTGGTGAGCTCATTTGATCCAACATCATTTGTAGCTCTTGTTGGATTTGCATGGATTCTTCTGGTGTTACTTGTTGCATCTGCTGTTGTAACATCATCATTCTTTCTTGCATTTCTGGTGGCATTTGTTGTTCGGCAACCTGTGTCGCCAAAAACTGAAGATGTTGCATAACGTGACTAATAATAATTGACTGGAATTGTGGGTTGTCTTGTACCACCTGTGTTAAAAATAAACTCTGATGAGCACTAACATGTGACTCATGGTTCTGTGGAGCAAACGCTTGAGCTGGTTGTCCTAGTAATAAACCACTATTTTCAATACCAGCATCTATCGGTTTAGGTGTCATATCTGGTGGTGGCTGTAATAAAGACTCAATGTTATCTATTCCTAAAGCTCCATACATTCTCTTATAGGCTTCAAAAATACCCATTGGTCCATGCACTTCTGGTGCAGATTGAACCATTTGTAAGAGCTCTTGTGCCATTGTAATTCTTTGACTTTGTGAAAATATATTGGGATCAGACACTGGAACAATATCGACACGATCATCAAAATCACTAATTTTAATGTCTCTGGTTCCAGAGCCAGTCTCAAAATTATATTCTGGTGGTAAATAGTCAGCAAAAACATCAGCCAACAAATTAAACTCAACCTTTTGTGCATAATGCAACCGCTTTTGTATAGCTGACATAACTTTGGTTCCACG